GTGGTTAAGCCGTTTTATAAAAATTTGTCAAAAATTTGTCAAAAATAAAAGCGAAAAAAAATAACGCCAAATGTAACGGCGTTTTTTTTATCCAAAAATTTCATTTAATTTGATAACGGCATTTTTCCGCATTTCCTCACTATAATGTATGTATGTCTTTTCTACTGTAGTGATTGTATCCCCGAGCAGACTTGCGACCGTTCTTAAATCAACACCACGAGCCAACAAATTAGTTGCGTAGGTGTGTCTAAAATCGTGAGGACTGTGACATGGATATATTTTTTTAATGCTAGCATTCAATGCTATATTCCGTTGAACTATACGGGCGGTACTGATAAACGGCGGATATTTCTTTTTATAAACGTGGATAGCGTTTACTAATGTATTAGGCATAGGGATCGTGCGATATGAATTTTTTGTTTTTAGCTTTCTAAAAGCGAATGTACCACCTACGTTTGAATATTGTCTATCCACGGTAAGCATATTGCCTTGTATAGAACACCAACGTAGACCGTTCATTTCATTAAGCCTTAAACCGCAATAGCGAAGAAAACATAATTGTATCCATGTTTGTGGATCTTTCCCCTTATAAAAATCAAGCAAGGTATTCATTTCTTCTTCCGTAAATATCCTAAGACGTGAATTTTCTTTTTGTGACATTTTATAAGAATAGTCTGCTAAAGGATTTGAAGGGATTACTTTATATAGCATTGCTTGCTTAAAAAATGTTTTTAAAACAGTCACGGTTGAAGATACCGTATTTTCCTTTGCTTGTTCCAACGTTGCAAGCTCTTTTATACAATGTGCATATGTAATTTCTTTAATTGGCATATTCCCTAATGTCGGTAACCGATTAATGGCGTGGCGATAAGCAAGTATGGTATTTAAGGCATATTCATTTTTCTTGTCGGCAATGACCAACTCTGAAAAGTCTTTCAACGTAATACTATCCATAGAATTATCCAGTGATAATAAACTAGATAATTCTTTTAGCATTTCATTCTTTACCGCTGTTGTAATATCTCTTTTGTGGGCAAAGCCACTTTTACTGGTCTGTTTCCATTTGCCGTACTTGTCTTTATACGCTAACCGTTGACACCATAATCCCTTTTTGCCACGTTGTATAGGTTCTAAGAATTTAAAGTTTTCTGTTTTATTCATGGCGGGTACTCCTTTTCAAGGACGAATAGAGTTACTAAAACAGTTACTAAGGTGGAATAGAGTTACTCATGAGGTTACTAACGTGGAATAGAGTTACTAAAGCAATACATTATAGGCTACTACTTTACCAACAATATATAATCGTTGGAACTCCGTTGAAGAAATAATAATTTCCGTATAGATAGGATTTGTACTGTTCGGACGCAAGATAACTCTATTATTGGACTCATCCTTGTATATATGTTTAATAGTATAGCCGTTGTCAGCACCCTCTACATTGGCGACTACAATATCATTATTATGTATCATACTTTTTTCTATACCTGTTTTAACGATAATTATTGATCCGTCGGGGATAATTTTATCCATACTATCCCCGTTTACTCTCATAATAATAATATCCTTACTCCTAGCGTAAGTACTCAATAATATGTCGGGCATATCTATTGTTGGTAATGTTGCTAACGATTCTATATTTTGTAAAAAACCAGCGGCAACGCCTTCAGGTACATACGGATAAGAAAAGACAGAGTAAGTAGTTTCAAACTCATTTTTACAAGATTCTATATCCATAGAAACTAAATCATCAATGCTAACTTTAAATAAATCCGCTAACGCATAGGAATCTTTCAATGACGGTTCAGACACTCCCGATTCCCATTTTTGCACAGTTGTAAAAGATTTCTTGCCTAAGTACTTAGCAATATAGTCTTGTGAAAACCCTTTTTTTAGTCGTAAATAACGTAAATTTTTCCCTATCATAATATCACTCCTTTTTCTATATAATAGATATAAATTGAAAAAAAATCAATAATATTTTAAAAAAATCATAAAAAAATTGATTTATTTTCAAATTTGTTATTGACACTTGAATTAAAATCATGTACAATGTATTTGTACCGAAAAGGAAAAGAGGTGAAATTATTTGATGAAATTTTCTTTAAAAGAGTTACGGGCAAGGAAAAATGAAACACAGGGCGAAACCGCTAATGCAGTAGGCGTATCAAAAACGACGTATGTAGCATGGGAAAAAGATGTATCAAAAGTTGCTATTTCCAAAGTAGCAGCATTAGCGAAACATTTTGAAGTGGATATTAGTGAAATAAAATACTAATATTTTTTTGCCCAATGACTTGAATTAAAATCAAGCAAGAAGAGAAAAGGAGACGATGTAATGGAACAACTGCCTATTCGAAACACCTTTATCAAAGAAGGAATTGGAACTATTAGTGCAATAACGGTTGAGGGGGAACCATGGTTTTTTAGGAGAGACCTTGTCTATATTTTGGGATACAGTGCTATTTCCCGACTCAAACATGTCGAAAAAAAGAAAGTATTCTGTGGGTCGCAAACCATAATATACGCTGTGATTAATAAAGAAGAATTATATGCGTTGATTCATTCAAGCACGAAACCCATAGCACGTAAATTTGAACAGTGGATTACAAATGAAGTTATCCCGGCACTTACACCTCCGAAGCGTAAGTCCACACCACCAGAACTTATAAAACGAACAATTGATACTCCTGATTGCACTATTCGTTTATCCATTGAAATTACAAAAAAAGGAGAGATGTAATGGAAACTAAAAACAGTCCAACAAGGACGGCAACACTAACAAGAAAACAGCTTGCCGAGCGTTGGCATTGCGACGTACACACAATTATCAGATTTGAAAACGAGGGGAATATTCGACGTTGTCCGAACGTTGCAGGGCAAGTGCAATACCCAATTGAAGAAATCGAACGGGGAGAAACACCAGAACGTAAAGGCGTAACGATAGCCGATGTTGGAAGACTGGAAAGGAGAGTAAAACAACTGGAGCAAGTATTGGAAAAGAAAGAGAACATTATAAATGAATTAAAAGAAAATCTAACACTATTAGTAAAAGCATTGTAATGAAAGGAGCGAAAAATGAGAGAGATAACGCAAGAAGAAATAGATAAAAAAATGGAAGCCCATAAACTGTGGCGATACACCAACGGGGAGCAGGGCAGGCAAGCGGCGTTTATAAATGTTTCAATAACAAATAAAACTTTTGACCACCGAAATTTACGCCAAGCAATATTTAGATATGTAAATTGTGTAGATACAAGTTTTTATAACGCAGATTTAGCTTATGCGTTTTTTTACAATATATATTTTAACCGTGTAAATTTTAACTATACACGTTTGGAACACTCCATATTTACACGGTGCAAAATTGTCGATGCGAACTGTTATTCCGCAGATTTACATAACGTCGATTTTAAAAGAACAACATTATCTGATGTAGATTTTACTCAAAGCAATTTGTACAAAGTAGACTTTTCCGAGGTAAATATTGAAAAAATACGTGTAAATCAAACAATACCGCTAAAAATTAAAGGGCAAAAAGTAATTTGCACACAAGTAAACACTTCACGGAAAAACAATTTAATATCCTATTGGGCAGATTTAGGAATTTGGACTACAGGTTGTTTTCAAGGCACGCTTGAAGAATTAAGAGAAGCAGTCGCCAAAACGCACAAAGACAATCCGTTCTTACGAGCAAGATACGAACGAGCTATCAACTACATTTTGGAAGAGGATAAAGCAGATAGAGAAAAGGAGCAAAAAAATGACAGATGATAAAAATGAAAGAAAGCTTTTTAACTGTGCACCACCGAAAGATATGCATGAAAAAATACCTGAATTTGTAAAAGAACTGTTCAAAAAAGATATCCAATATACCACCGATTTTTTAAAAATTTCAACAGACGAAACAAAAGATGGTAAAACATGCAGGATTTTGGCACAAAACAAAATCGAAAAACTCCAATCCCTTGCGATGATTTACGTAATGTTGAATGATCAAATACATATAATGGAAAATATTAAAGATAAGGTATTAGCCGACATCAAAGATGAAGACGACGACCTTGCAAAATATCTAACCAAAAATTTATCTTAAAGGAGCGATGATAAATGAATACGCAAAAAAGAGGGGGAAAGAGAAATGATTTTAGATAATCCAACGAACTCTAATATAGAAACAGATCCGAAAGAATTGCGAAAAAAATAAGATTCGAGTTGTGGAAAAGGAAACGTTTTAAAAGAACCTTACACGGACTGGAGATACAACAGAAAAAAATGGCACTGAAAAAACTGGAGGCAGCTATAAATATTTTTACTGATAAAGCATGCTTTTTAATATTATCAGATGATGGAAAATATGTATCTATTCAATTGGATGGGATGGGTTCCCAAAGCGTTTACATAAACGGCTACAAAGGGCTATATATGCTACATGCGATTTTAGCTCACCAAAATTTTTTGAATGGCGGAGTGGAAGCATATGATAGCGAAAAAGAAAAGGAGTAAAAAAAATCATGGATGAAAAATTAAAAGAAAAACCTTTAGACAATGCATTGGCTACTAAGCTAGCGATGAAGACATCCGAAATTGTAAAAGAATTATTTGTGAAAGATTTGCAGTATGCCGCCAACATTTTAGAAATTCCGATAGACGAAGACGGCGTTACGTCATGCACTATAAATGAACACACACACTTCCTTGCATTATTGTACGGAATTTTGAGCGACGAAGAAAATAAAATTAAAAAAATTAAAAATAAGGTGCTAGCCGATATTGAAAAAAGAAATAGCAGTGCGGCGAAAGACCTGAAAAAGTTGACTGATTCGGAATTTTCTTAAACGGGGTAAAGGAAATGAAAACTACAATCATAGAGGGCAATAGTTATAGGCAATTCGTAAATTTACCCGAATTGAACGGAATACGGATTATTGATCTAAGGGAACATAGAAGATACGAACACAAACGCAAAAGAATTAATCAAATTAAAAGACTTAAAAGGATTGCAAGAGTTAGACAAGCACTAATGTTTATTGGGTTTTTCTTCCTCTTTGGAACGGCGGGAACGCTTGATTTAGCAGACGCAACAGGAGCGGATGTTGACACCGTGCAAATGGTAATTCAATCAATCGTTGGTCTTACGGCAATGCTTTATTCTTATAAGTTGAGGGGGAATGTGCATGACAGATAGTGATATTTTAAAGCGATCTAAATATGAAATACAACAAGATATAAAACAAGTTATCAAGGATTTGCAAGCCGTTAAACTGTGCAAAGAATCAAGTCATACATTGCTTTCTTTTGAATACAAAAAAAACAATACAAAGGCGTTGACTCAAGCGGTTAAAAGGCTAGTAAGTATCAACGAAAGAGTACAACGAATTCGATTAAAAGAAAAATAAAACACACCAAAGGAGAATATAACATGAAACAATTAACCGACATCGAAAAGAACGAAATAAAAGCGTTGGTAAAAATAGGACAAGTAGAATCTATGGTAAAGCAAATGAATGATGTAATAGACACATATGACGCAAGTGAAATGATATATGCAATCAAAGAATTAAATGTAAGTTTATCAAGTATTATATTCGATTTAGTGGCATATGTGAAAAAACAGGAAGAGTGCGAAACAAGTGCAGAAACAAATATCCAAGTAGAGGATATATTTTAGGGGGAAAAAGGAGATGACCAATATGAATAAACTAACCTATAACATAAAACAGTGGGCGACAGATAGAGGATTACACACATGTGATCCAAAAGGGCAAGCGTTGAAACTAATGGAAGAAGTCGGGGAACTTGCAGAAGGATTGGCAAAACAAAATAAACCGCTAGTAATAGACAGTATAGGCGATGTGTATGTAGTACTTGTTATTCTATCTATGCAGTTAGGACTGGATATTGAAGAGTGCATTGAGTTGGCATACAACGAAATTAAAGACCGCAAAGGAAAAGTTATTAATGGTGTGTTCGTAAAAGAAAGCGATTTATAAGGGGGAATAGTAAATGAATCTATATGAAATTAATAAAGAAATTTTAAATTGCATAAAAACAGAAACGGGAGAAACAATAAACGCAGAAACAGGAGAAGTAATATCTATACAACAATTAAACGAATTAGAAATGCAACGGAATGAAAAAATAAAAAACATTGCTTTATGGATAAAGAACTTAAATGCAGATGTGAACGCCTTTGAAGACGAATTAAAGACACTTACAGCACGAAAAAAAGCAGCGAAAGCAAAGGTTGAACAATTGAAAAAATGGCTTTCTCTTAACTTAGATGATGGAGAAAAAATCACCGATCCAAAATTCGCAATAAGTTGGAGAGCGTCTGAACGGGTAACAATTACAGATGAACACAAAATCCCAGAATGCTATTTAAAATATGCAGAACCGACAATTGATAAAGTAGCGATAAAAAAGGCTATTAAGAACGGCGATAAGGTAGATGGAGTAGTCATAGAAAAAAATAAAACGATACAAATAAAATAAAGGGGATAATCATGGACAAAGAAAAAGACAATGCAATCACACAAGAACATTCATTCAAAGAAAGATTATTAATGCTAATTAATGAATTGGAAGTAAAGAAAGAAAAGTATAACAAATTCGGCGATTATAATTACCGTTCGTGCGAAGATATATTGAACAAAGTAAAGCCGCTATTATTGAAATATGGTTTACTTTTAACGCTACAAGATGACATCATAGAACTGCAAGGAGCGACATATATATGTGCAATAGTTATATTAAAAGATGTATATAGCAATGAATCGTTGACGGCAAAAGCGTTCGCCAAAATACCAACAGAACAAAAGAAAATGAGCGATCCACAATTAACGGGATCAGCAAGTAGCTATGCAAGAAAATATGCATTAAACGGATTGTTTTGCATTGACGATACACAAGATATTGACAGTATGGATAACACTAAACAATCATATACACAACTTGTACAAAACAAACCAGGTAGCAATAAAAAAAATGAAATATTACAAGAGTTGTTAAAGTGGGCAACAAACGAAGAAAAGCAAAATAAAATCTCTATTGTTATAGCGGAGTTATTTAACAAAAAAAACTACTCTGAATTAACCATAAAGGAATCAGAGCAGTTATTAAGTGAAATACAAAAGATTGATAAAACAGAGAGCATGGTAAAAGGAACTCAACAATGGATGTAAGCATTACAACAGACGAATTAAAAGTGGTACAGCTAGATAGACCTTATCTAGCTATACCACTACCCAAAGGAGAACCAATTACCAAGGAATCTCTTAGTGGTTATTATACTATAATCATAAAAAAAAGTAAACGCAAACGAAGTTTACATGCGAACGCTTATTGTTGGTTATTATGCGAAAAAATTGCAAAGAAAATAACAGCAGACGGGCAATTCACATCAAAAGAAACCATATATAAATGGGCGGTAAAAACGAGTGGTAAATTCGATTATATTGCATTAGCGGAAAACGCAAAAGAAACCTTTGTTTCATCGTGGACTTCTCGTGGAACGGGGTGGATCTGTGAAGAAATAGGAGCATGCGAAGAAATCGAAAACGGGGTTATATTGCTTTTATATTATGGAACGTCATCTTATACGACAGACGAGATGGCACGGGTTATTGATTGTTTAGAAATGGAATTAATGAATATAGAGGGACAATGAAAAGAAATTTAACGAAATGGAGAAACACAAAAAAAATAGTGGCAAGTCGTGATAATGGATTGTGTGTGTTATGTGGAGCAATTGCAGTCGATGTACACCATGTCATTTATCGAAGTCACGGCGGAAAAGACGAACCAAGCAATTGTGTATGTTTGTGTAGAAGGTGTCACGAAAACGCACACGGACTACACAAATATGTATCTGCAAATGATATAAAAAATGTGCTGTTAAAATACCTGTCCGAAAAGAATAACACTGATAAGAAAGACGAATAATATGGATATGAAGACGAGAACATGTTTTCAAAAGCTAATAGATATAAACAAGATATTAGAATCTGATTTAAGTAACAGTGAAAAGCTTGTACTGATTAAAATGTCAATGTACAACGACTGCTACATCACGAATAAACAACTATCTACATCGTTGAAAATTCCTATATCGTCAATCGAACGGGCGATTGCAAGCTTGAAGAAGAAAAAAATAATGGAAGTGACCCGTACTACAAAAGCAAACAGCAAAATGCAACAACGGAAAGTCGCCGAGATTGATTTTGACGGCTTGAATAATAATACAGCGGAATTGCAAGAAAAAAATCAAACCCTCATCAGTGATGGTTTGATAAAAGACGATGTTTCAGAAGAACAAACCCTCACCAGTGGGGGTTTGATATCGAGTATTACAGGCGATGAACAAGCACAACCACGCCAACCGTTACACTTTTCAGAACAAACCCTCACCAGTGGGGGTTTGATAAATCATGAAAAACCGCCAACAAACAGCGTCACTATGCCACGGGTTAAACTTTTAGAACAAACCCTCACCAGTGGGGGTGTATATAATAATAATATAATAAATAATAAAACAATAAGATATATTATAGACACACCTACACAAAAAATTCAAAAAAGGAGTGAATTTTCAGTGAATAAATCTACAAACACCACCAAAAAAAAGAAACGATTTAAAAAACCTACTGTAGAAGAAATACGGCAGTATTGTATAGAGCGTGGAAACACAATCGACCCAGAGTATTTTTATGACTGGTATGCATCCCGTGATTGGTTTCTCAGCAAAGGAACTCATATGGTTGACTGGAAAGCGTCCGTGCGTACATGGGAATACAAGGCGAAAAAGTGGAAGGAAGAGGAAGAGGAAAAGCGGAAGAAAAAAGAAATTGCACGCTTACCGACAGGACAGGCACAACAGAAATACACACAAAGTTGGTATGACAAAGACGCTGAATTGAGAAAACAAGCCGTAATGGCAGCAACGGGGGACAATCATGACAAATAAAGCATGTGTACGAGTGGTTGAGTTGATATGCAGTGCAATGCCTGCACAAAGAGGAAAATTAGTCGGAAAAGTAGGAGCAGAATATGCCGTTCTTCTCTTTCAGAAATTTAAACATGTAAGTGATGAAGATTTTGGTAAGCATTGTTTGCCTATCATTTACAAAATGAATACGATCCCCAGTATAAGCGACTTTTTGACAGCATGGAAACATCATAAAAACACACCTCCAGTTTATAAAGCGTTGCCAAGTGTAAAACGGGGTGGGGGGTTCATGGATGATATATTGAAAAATCAACGAAATTTACACCTGGAAGACGTTAAAAACAATTCTGAATATAAACAGTCGTGTGAGAAGACAAAAGAGCAAATAAGGGCAAAATTTAAAGATATAACAGATGAACAAATTGAAGATGGATATTGCTTATTGCAATGGTACATAGCTAACAACGGTGTTTTTGATGGAAGAAAGATAATTGTTGATACATCACAACGACATGTACAAATAAGATTAGGAAGCAAGGAAACAGATGATACGATATATTGAAGAACAAGCGAAAAAAAGACGAACAACCATATTGATTATTTCAGTTGATGTTATTGGAGCATTGATAGCCGTTGCGTTAAACGATCGTTTTAGTTGGGGGAAAAAACGGCTAGTACAACTAGAGCAAGATTTATATAACACGACAACAGAAGACAAAGACTTTTCTATATGGGAAAAAGAACTAGCAAAAGAACATATTGATATAGCAAGATTAGAAAGGCAATGTCAAAAGTTAGCGTTATCGTTAGGGGTAAAGGGGAAGAAAGAAAAACAAGACGCACAACAATTATGTTACGGGGGTATATTGGCGTATCTATACACGCTATGTAAGATAGACGGGTTTAAAGAAAAACGGCTAAAAAAGATATTAGACCATTTCTACATTTATTCATGGGGGATTATAAAAAAAGAAATCTTCTTGACAGAACTATTTGAGGTAATAGCGAATGAATTTAGCATTGAAACGTTCTTTTATAGAGAGATGATGAAAGAGAGGAAAGCACATTGAAACACAAATTAATTCATAATCCAATTCACATGCCGACAAGAAAGCCGTCATTGTCATGCCTTAAATGTGGAGCGGAAACATTAGGTAATTCGATTCTTTGCGAAACATGTACTAATAGCGTCATGGATTTAGTAAGAGATGGTAATATTAATGGGAAATGTGTTGTATGTGGTGAACCAAGTGGTGATTCGCTGTTTTGCAGCAAAAAATGTGAAAAAAAATTAACTGTATCATTTCAACGATATGTGTTATATCGTTGGCAATGGAATGATGTAAAAAGGGAATATGTACAAGATGATAATTCAATTGACCTAATCGAAAAAGAAGCAAGGTCAAAAGGGATCACCTATGGCGAATTAATGGCACAGAAACATAATATTGGACGTATCACAAAAGAAGAAGCGGATCGAATTAGAAAGGGGCAAAAAAAATGAATCAAATTATTGTAACGGGAAATGCGGGGAAAGACGCAGAAACAAGAGTGACGCAAACGGGAAAGCAAATGACTAGTTTTTCTCTTGCTATCTATAACGGGGTAAACAAACAAACGAATGAACCTAATGCACCGACATGGCTAAGGGTTATTGCCTTTGATAATTTACAAGCGACTAAAGTAGCTAAGGGAACAAAAGTTCTTGTTGTTGGGAAACTAAAGGGAAATACCTGGACGGACGGGCAAGGGCAAAAACATGAAAAAATTGATATATGGGCAAGTGAAGTTTACCTTACTACTAAGCAAGGCAACACTGGTTTTGCGGAAAACGGCGTTGAAACGACAAATGAGGATATTCCTTTTTGACTTTTTGACTTTTAATATGGTAGAATGTTTAAAAGGATTATAAAAACAAATAAAAGATGTAACTTTATTTATAGGCGTGGGGGAAAAATGGAAATAATTAAGAATGCAAATACCGTTAAAATAACTATTTATGAAAAAGCAGTAGCACAAGGAAGACCAAGGTTTAACAGATATACGGGAAAGGCGTATGATCCACCTAAGAGTAGAAGTTGGAAAGAAAGGATTGGAACAGAGGTAAGACAAAAAATAAATTTTAAGCCGCTTAATTTGCCTTTATCGTTAAAAGTTAGAATTGAAATGACACCGCCTAAGAGTCTAAAAAAGAAAGACAGAGAAACAGCAATAAAAGAACATTTACCAATTGTCGTTCGCCCAGACCTGGATAACTACATAAAATGCATACAAGACGCATTTAACGGGATCTTATATGTAGATGATAGTTTGATATATTCCCTTACGGGGATAAAGGTATATGGGGAAAAGGATAAGATAGAAGTTGTCTTACAAGGGGGGAAATAATGGCAAAGATAACAGCACTTGAAAAGCTAGAAGAAGTAAGAACGATTGAACGGCAAATAGAATTTTTAGAAACGGAACTTTATAGTTTACGTAAACACACATTATTCATTAATAAAGAACCGACAAAGGAACAATGGCAATACACACAAAAAATAAGCCAAGTAATGGTGGGACTATATAAAATGAAAAGCACCTTGCTTAATAATCTAGCAATGCTACCCCCTTTGGAAAGAAACGTTGTTGAATGGTACTATTTTAGAGGCGTGAAAACATGGGATATGGTTGCCCAAAAAATGCACCTAAGTAAACAACATGTATTCACATTACGCCGTAATGCAATCCAACAATTGCAACAACTGCAACAACAGAAAAAGAAATAATAAAAAACCCCTTATAGAGAGGGGTTTTATTTTTTTATATGTGATAGGAATGCTGTTTTTATTCATCTTTCTTTTCGCTTGCTTGTTTCAACTTCAATAGATCCCTTTCGATTTGTGCCTTTTTAATATCAATAGAGCGTGCAACGGGGTTAAATGTTCCCTTTTCTTTTTCCTTTGCTATTTCTAAAAACTCTTTAATTAATAATCTTTCACACCATACAGGCGGTAAACGGTGGTAATAGTCCCAACCATCAATAGTGGTGGAGGGTATTCCTAAAATACGGGTTAAATCTGCCCTTGAAAGACCTGCTAATTCTCTTGCTTGTTTTATATCCATGTTATCTAACTCCTTTATTTTTTTGTCTTCTTTTCTTCCTTTTTAATATTGAAATATGGTGTCTAAATCTACACCTTCTACATTCGCTTTATATGAATTAGCATTCTTTGCTCGTGCTCCTTCTACGTTCGCATGGCTTAAATTTGCATAAGATAAATCTGCACGTTCTAAATTTGCATACTTCAAATTTGTATCTTGTAAATTCGCATTACTTAGCCCCGTACTAATTAGATTCGCATTTTCTAAATTGGCACCTTGTAAATTTGCACTTCTTAAACTTGCGTCATGTAAATTTGCACTTTTTAAATTTGTGCCTTGCAAATTCGCTCCCCGTAAAAATGCAGATTCAATATTGGCGTTTTCTAAATTGGCACCTTGTAAATTTGCACTTTCTAACTGTGCTTCTTTAAAGCGGGCACCTTTTAGATTTGCATTTTCTAAATTTGCGATTCTTAAATCTGCACCTTTTAAGTTTGCACCTTCTAAATTTGCATTGCTTAAATTTGCCTTAATTAATAATGCGTCTACTAAATACGCACCTTTTAAATTCGCACCGTGTAAATCTGTATTAATTAAGAGAACCCCAAACAAGTTAACTTTTTGTAGTTTTGCTTCTTTTAGGTTTTTACCTATTAACCCACCTAATGAATGGTATGAACGTAAGCACGCCCCGGTATAATTGGCGTCAAGATTAGAGGCGTCCGTCCAGTTGGTATCACTCAAATCGGTATCGGAAAAGTTTGCTCCTTGCAAATTTGCCCCGTCAAATTTTACCCTACTCATTGGCGTTCTTGTAAAGTCTGCCCCTTGTAAATTTGTGTCGATAAAATCCACCATATCTAAAATCACATTTTTAAAATTCGCACCTTGTAAATTTGCCCCCTTAAATCGAACGGCGTTTATTTTAGTGCGTCGAAAATTTGCCCCTTTAAAATTAACATAATCCATTATAACAGTTGGCATCCCTTTTTCGATGGTTGCAAGGTTGTAAGCCCACTTTACATATTCAAAATCTGTACCGCGTAAATCAGACCCAGTAAAATTTATGCTATCGACGCAAGACATGACAAAACTGAGACCCCTTAAATCCATATGTGATAAATCCGCTTTTTTACCTTTTTTTCCCAGACTTTCTAACCATAATTTGTGTTGTTTCAATATTTCATTTAATTGTTCTTGTGTGATTTTCTTTAATTCATTAGTCATTTTTTTGCTCCTTCCTTGAATGCATATAAATTTTAATAGGGTATAGCAAGGGGAAAATTCCCCTTGACTATACAACAGCTACATAGTACCAAGCTGATCTTTTTCTGCTAAATTTGAATGATAATTCTTTTAACTGTTCTTTGTATTCTCTTGTATTACCTACCGCCCAATACCAAGTACCACTTTTTTCCAAGGAAACGCCTTGCATATCTAACACCTTATCTATAACTTCTGATGTAGTATATTCTTTTTGTTTTGGGGATATGTGGGAAGTCTCCTTTAATAAAGACTTATCAATCATGTTATCTTTGATATATTCAACTGCTTTTTGTGCGTCTTTAAATGCGTCTGCTAGTTTTTCTTCATTATTTTTTAAAACCTTTAGCCAAGATTGCAAATAAGCACAATGATTTTTCTTGTGAGTATCATCAAAACTTAGGTTAAATTCTGCATTTAATAAAGCTGATGATAATTCGGCTATTAATTCTTCATAAGCGTATTCAGGTGATCCAAAATAACCGCCTTGCCTTGCTAGTCTTGATTTATGCCCGGTAGAATGTGCGACTTCATGTGCAACAGTTGCATACCATTGATTAATGTCTTCAAAATATTCAGGAGGGGTAACATGAATTGTGTCGGTGCGTGGTTCATAATAGTTTTTTTCCATTCCGTCAAATGTGATAGGTGCTTCTGAATGACCAATCAAATATTCAAAGATGGCGTTATTTTCTTCATGAGTGTATGCATTTTCATCTTTCGGAAAATCTTCAAATTCGGATGCATTAAATACGGTAAATGGTACTAGACCGCTATACCCTTTCTTTATAGTGTCTTCATTTTCGTTGTTTTCTTCATCATCTTTCTTTATCGTTTTGACGTATTTATATAGCCGTACACCCTTTGCACCTTTCTTTAATTTATAACCAAGGCTTGTCCCTTGCAAAAACGTTAACCAACGTGGATCAGAGTAGTTGCGTTCTTTGGCAAATGTAAGTAACCGCAATACATTTTTACCTTGATACCGTGTTTTTGTTATGGGGTTGTAACTTCTTAATGCTGATGTTGAGAAACCTTGTTCCCAAGGAATTACACCCTTTTCCATTTCTTTAATAAGGTCTTTTAAAAAATCGTTGTCCATTTTAATATCTCCTTTTTTTTTGCCCCTGTTACATTTTTAGTATAACATTGATTAGGTGTTATGTCAATAGTTTTTTTGAATTTTTTTATTTATTTTTTATCTATATAATCACCTCTTTGCTTTTTCCTTTGCTTTATCTTATGTATAAAGTATAACACCTAAAAGAGGTAATGTCAATAGATTTTTTGAATTTTTTTAAATTTTCTTTTTAACGATGAGCGTTAAAGCTTGAACATGCAGTTTTTTGACCGTTTGACTATTTGACTATTTGACTATTTGACTTTACAAAATATTACAATTATCACGGGTATAATATATATAAGTTAGTCCATTTAACCATTTAACCATTTGATTATTCAATTATTTAATTATTCGACTATTTGACAAGGGGGAAAATATGAGAAGAAAAAAAGATAAGTCGCAGGCGAATAAAAAACCGTTGTTTTGGTGTATAGAACGCCCAAAAAGAGTGACATGGGATCTTTTTTATAGTCCTGAAAATTTGAATATTGTAAGTATGTGTTTGCGACTGGGATGGACCGTTGAAGAAATAGCGGACGGGATTGGAATCACACGGCAAACATTTTATGAATGGTATAAAACGCATGAAGAATTTAAAGAAGTCGTAAATGGGGCAAAAATAACCCTTGCATTAAAAGCCGTGAAGGGGCTAGAAGATAAGCTAACGCCTAAAACGTTAAAGACGAAAAAAATCATTGTGTACACCGACAAGAAAGGGGATATTACAGGGCAAAGGGAAGAAACCACTTTTACACAAGTGCAAGCGGACTCGACTCTTGTTCGCTTTGCATTAAGTGCTTTGCTCGGGGGTACATTCAAGGATAAATCGACTATTGAAATGACTGGAGCGGTTGACGTAAAAGGACTTGATATAGTTGGACTTTTAGCAAGTGCAAAACAAAAAGCGAAAAAGGTGGAAGAGGGTGAAGAGGATAATGATAGAAAAGTCGATGAGTAGACAAGAGTTAGAACAAATTGTAAGGGCGTTGGGCAAGCTTGCAGATGATCCACTTGCTTTTGTATATTTTGCTTTTCCATGGGGTGAAGAAGAATTAAAAGGCTACACGCCCCAAGCGTGGCAAATACAAGCATTAATGGATATCAAGAATGGATTGTCTATTGATACGGCTTTACAATGTGCAACTGCAAGCGGTCATGGCATTGGAAAATCAGCATTAGTGGCGTGGGTTATATTGTGGGCGATATCTACTAAAGCGGATACAAGAGGTGTTGTAACAGCCAATACGGCTACACAATTAGAAACTAAAACATGGGCGGAATTATCCAAGTGGTATAGCTTGTTTATTGGCAAGCCTTTTTTTACGCTCACCAGTACGGCAATTTTTTCCAATCAGCAAGGACACGAACGAACGTGGCGTATAGACGCTATCCCGTGGAGCGTAGACCGTTCGGAAAGCTTTGCAGGCTTACATAACCAAGGGAATAGAATTTTATTAGTCTTTGATGAAGCTTCAGCAATTGATGATAAAATCTGGGAGGTTGCAGAGGGGGCATTGACGGATAAAAATACAGAGATATTGTGGCTAGTATACGGCAATCCAACACGGGCAAACGGTAGCTTTTACGACTGCTTTCATCGTAAAAGTAAACTATGGAAGACCAGAAAGATTGATAGCAGAAGTGTTGATATATCCAACAAGCAACAAATTCAAAAATGGGTTGATACATATGGTGTCGATAGCGACTTTGTAAAAATACGTGTACGGGGTGAATTCCCGTCAGCGTCAGACACGCAATTTATAAGCACGACACTCGCACAACAAGCATGGGAACGCCGACCGTTAAGGAAAGCGGAATATGATTTTGCCCCGTGTATTATTGGAGTAGATCCAGCATGGACTGGTGGCGACAGCACTGTAATATTCCTAAGGCAAGGGTTATTTTCTATGCTATTAGCAGAATATCAAAAGAACGACAATGACGGGATTATAGCGGCAAGGTTAGCGGAATTTGAAGACAAATATCATGCAGACGCAATATTTATAGATAAGGGATACGGCACAGGAATATATTCGTTTGGTGTTACGATGGGGCGACAGTGGCGACTGGTGGCATTCGGGGAAAAATCAGGTAAACAATCATGTGCAAATAAACGAGCGGAAATGTGGGAAAATATGAAAGACTGGTTAGAAACGGGCGGAGTTATTCCTCAAGTAGACGGAATAATAGAAGAACTTACATCACCACAAGCGTTTATTAATATGAAAGGTGAAATACAATTAGAGAAAAAAGAAGATATGAAAAGGCGTGGCGTTCCGTCACCGAATAAGGCGGACGCACTCGGACTCACCTTTGCGTATCCCGTATTACCAAAACATAGAATTGATAGTCCGTATTATGTACAACAGCAATCAGATCGAACAAATACAGACTATAACATATTTAAAAAGCGTTGATAATAAAACAAAAAAGGGGGAATTTACTATGTGTTTTAATCCATTAAAAATGATTTTTGGCGGTAATGGAGGTCAAAAAGCACCCGTCATTCAACAGATGACACCACCACCAACGACAACGAATATAGGCGACTCAACTGGGGATACGGCGATTACTGATTCTATTCGTAAAGCAAGGCGGAAACGTGGCTTTTCATCTACCAACTTAAAAGATTGGCAAAGTCAAAATAGCTCCATATTAGGCGGAAACAAGACACTGGGGTAGGCTATGGATACGATATTGACGACAAGCACGGGGAATGAACCCGTAGCAAAACAAAAAGCACCTATCAAAGGCGTAAAGAAAGAAGATTGCATAAAGATTTTTGACGCTCTTTTTAGGCAACAGCAAAAATATATTTCGCTATGGAAAGAGATACGCAATTATGAATTACCGTATGATGGGGAATTGGGTGACGATACAATTGGTAGTCCATCTATGCACGATGAAGAAATCTACAACGGCATTACCACACAAGCACGGGACACATTTGCTGCTGGTATTCAGAGCGGACTAACACCACCAAGCAGAAAATGGTTTAGATTTACGCCAACGGACGCAAGCCTTGAAAATAATATTGATGTAGCACGGGTACTGGATGAACGTTGCGAAATTATGGAGGCGGTATTATCTCAAAGTAATTTTTATAATGTCATCCATTCAGCGTATAAAGAATTACCGTTCGGACAAGCACCAGTAGGTGTATTTTCTGATGAAAAAGGCGTGTACTTTGTCAATTATCCTATTGGGACATATGCAATAGGGGCAAATGGGCAAGGAAGAATCAACACTTTTGCACGTAAAGTGAAAATGTCAGCTATACAAATAGTCAACCTATATGGGATAGATAACGTGACGGATACGATTAGAGAATCAGTTAATAAAAGTGGGGGATATGACGATTATTACACGGTGTGTTGGTTAGTGTATCCTAATCCCCAAGCAAGCAAGGCAAGCGGTAATAGAGGTATGACGTATTTGTCGGTACATTGGATAGACGGTAGTAGCCGTGATGAGGTATTAGCAATTAGAGGCTTTGAAGAGTGGGCAATACCAGTGGCACGATACAACGTAAAGGGATTAAATGCCTATGGAATTGGACCAGCGTGGGACGCATTACCCGAATCACGCATGCTACAAAAAATGGAGTATGATGGGGCAATTGCATTGGAACTGGCAATTAAACCACCATTAATTGGTCCAGCAGAATTGCAAGGACGGGTGAATCTGTTCCCTGGGGCGTATACGCCAAGTATCAATCCTAACGATAATGTACACTCTATATATAGTGGTGGACTTGATTTAAATTCTTTGCAAGCTAAAATTGCACAGATTGAAGACAGGATAAAACGGATCTACTCTACAGATTTGTTCTTAATGCTAAACGAACTCAATCGTGGGCAAATGACAGCTCAAGAAGTAATGGCAAGAAACCAAGAAAAGATGGCACAATTAGGACCCGTGATAGAACGACTACAAAATGAATTTTTATCAGAGATTATCGAACGGGTATACAATCTTTTAGACCGCAATCAAGTCTTTCCGCCAATTCCTGATGATGTACAAGAAACGCTACAAGGGCAAGAAATTAAAATTGAATATTTATCACCATTGGCACAAGCACAAAAAATGAGTGGGTTAACGGCAATTGAACAAGGTATATCGTTTGTTGGGCAATTAGCACAGTTAGATCCCAATGTACTTGAACGGGTAAACTTTGCAAAAGCCGTAGAACACTATTTAGATAAGATTGGTGTTCCAGCTAGCATGATACGCACAGAGGACGAATACCAAGAGTTGATACAACAAAAACAACAAGCACAGCAAGAACAAGAAGAACAACAAGCACAAGCACAACAAATGGCACAGGTAGCACCATTGGCACAAGCGGCGAAAAATTTAACGGACGCGGCTAACGATGGCAATCCTGCATTAAGACAAATGATGGGGCTAGAAACATGATAAAAGAACAACCATTGACAGAACTAGAGAAAAAAGACGAATTATGCATTGATACGGTATTAGCAACGAAAGAGGGACGATGGCTATTCATGAGGCTCATGGAAGTAACGGGGTTTTATCAGCCGTCATTCAATACAGATGTTACTAAAATGGCATATCAAGAGGGTAAACGGGCAATAGGGCAATATCTACTGTACGAACTCACCCGAACGGAAGACCGCATAACCAAGAAACAGTTGGCGGAAAATGAATATATGACCGAAAAGAAAATATTAAATAAAGAGGTGTAGTATATGGAAGACACACAAGCAACACAAGCAGACACGCAAGCAACGCAACAGCAACAACAGACACAACAGACGCAAAACACGCAAGGCACACAACAAACACAACAGGCACAAGGAACACAGCAGACGCAACAAACACAGCAGACACTGGATACCGTTTTTCAAAACGCTCAGCAGACGGCATTGGGACAAGATGGGCAAAATCAGGAACAAAACGGGCAAAATCAGGAACAAAACGGGCAAAATCAGGAACAACAGCAAGCACCTGATAAGTACGATTTTACGGAAGTATTTAACAGCGTATTTGGAGAGGGCGAACAAGTTGACATTGACCAAGCCACGATGGATCAGTTTACCAAAGAACTAAAAGGGTTAAATGCAACGCAAGAACAAGCTAACACTATAACAAAGCTAGGAATGGAGCATACTTTAAATGCAATACAAGCCACTGTACAAGCCGTTCACCAAGCGTATCAACAACAAATTACAGATTGGGGGAATGAATCAAGAAAAGAATTAGGGGCAGAATTTAATGACAAAGTAGCACAAGCAAGCGTGACTCGGAACTACTTAAACAAAATTATCCCAAACTTTACGGAAATGCTAAACCAGACGGGAGCAGGCAACCACATTGCAATGATTAAAGCATTGGCGGAGTTATCAAAGTTTTTGAAAGAAGACTCAGCAGTAGGAACGGGAACGGGGGCAAGTATGGCAAACAACATTTATTCAAACACAGATTTCAGTAAATACTAAAAGGGGGAATATGAATGAGTGAAGCTTTAACGTTTAGCGATTTGCGTAAACGATTGGGTGCAGATAATAAAGTCGATTGGATTATGGAAGTGTTGGCGGAATCTAATCCAATTATGGACGACATTAAATGGGCAGAGGGGAATTTGCCAACGGGGAATCAGACAACTGTTCGTACAAGCTATCCGCATCCACAATTAAGACGTATCAACAGAGGTGTAAAGGCAAGTAAATCAACGACACGTCAAGTTGTCGATACATGTTGTTTGATGGAGGCTTATAGTGAAGTTGACGTAAGACTTGTACAGTTAGCACCCGACAAAGAGGGATTACGCCGTTCGGAAGACACAGCCTTTTTGCAAGGGTTTACGCAAGACTTATCTAAGTATTTATTTTACGGTGATACCGTTAAAAATCCTGATGAATTTAACGGACTTGCCATTCGCTATAACAGTTTTGATGGTGACCGTGGCGACACGGGGTATCAATGCATTAATGCAGGTGGTACAAGTGACGGCAAACAATCAAGCGTTTATATCGTAGATTGGGGCGATCAAGGTGTATCAGGCATTTATCCAAAAGGGAGCAAAGCGGGATTAAATGTAGAGGACAAAGGCGAACAAATCACGTTAGATGAAAATGGTGGTAAATATCGTGCATTGGTAACGTGGTTCAGTTGGGACGCAGGACTGGCAGTAAAGAATGTACGTAAAGTAGCATGTGTACGGAACGTCGAAATTGGAACGGCTGCAAATAAATCAAAAGCAAGACGAGATTTATTAGAAAAAATCATTATTGCTAAAAACCGTATTGTCAATCCAACAAAACCAATTGCTTATGTAAATAACGATGTATACACGGAAATTGAACTCATGTTAAGTGATAAAGACAACATCTATGTAACACGTCAAGATTTACAGAGCGGAATGCCTAAATTGTACGTTCAAGGTATTCAAGTAAAAAAATGTGACGCATTACTCAATACAGAATCGGTGATTAAATAATAAGGGGGGAACAATATGGTTATTGATGGTGAAAATACGTTCTTTTGGAATGAATCGTTAAGCTCGACAGCAAAAACAAGCAAACCATTTAAAACGGGACGAGGGGACGCAACGAAACCGTTGTTCTTTGTTGCAAATGCACAAGGTGCAAGTGCAGATATGACAATCACTATAGAAACGGCAAAAAACGAAGCCTTTACAACTCCTGTTACCGTTGGCACATATACCATTAAAAAAGGCAAATTATTGGTAACTCCATTGCCGTATGGTGACTTAGGATATTTACGAGCAAAGACGGGAACGGAATCGTCAACTGGTAAAATTAGTGCGTATCTTACTATGGACGCAGAGTTGCATTGATGGACGGTATTCCATTTAAAAACATACGAACAGGGCGACAGTTAAAAGACTTGCACGCTAATGAGTTACGGTTAAAGCTTATAAATGCAGGTGTCCCCTATTCGGATACAGCAAGTAAACAAGAATTAATAAAGCAAATAAAAAAATACGGACTATAAAAAAGAAAGGGGATTGTAATTGAAATGTAATTACAATCTCTTTTTTTAGAAAGGAGCATATAAAATGGCGGACGAAGTAAACAGAAACGGACATCAAACAGAAACGGGTCTATGTAATATGGCACTATCTTATTTAGGTAAAGGACACATCAGTAATATTGATGAAGTAAATCAAAACGCAAGAACATGCAAGTTGTTTTATGACATAACAAGACAAGAAGTATTACGAACGTTTCCGTGGAATTTTGCACATCGAATAGAACGATTAAACGAGGTATCAGATACAGACAAAAGGCAAGCGGTATCAAAATTTAGCGAATATTATATTTATCCCAATAAATGCATAAATTTAATAGCCGTTACAACGCAAGGAGATGACACGCAACGGGCGGAATTTGATGTACTTGTTATAAACGGGATAAAGGTGATTGCAACGGATGTTTCTAATGCTTATGTAGAATACATATACGATGAAATCAATCCCAATATGTACGATTCATTGTTTATTACTGCATTTACACATTTATTGGCAAGTAAGATAGCCGTACAACTAACGGGAATGCCACCATTAGAACAAGCACAATTACAAGCTTATATGCAAGCGGTGCAATTGGCACATCTACATGATTCAAGAGAACGTAGGTTTAATACAAACTGGAAAGGGAGTTATTTACAAGCACGCAGGGGGTAATTATGCAAAACATATATATCACGCAAAATTCATTTACCACGGGGGTAATTAGTCCAGAGGTAGCAGAGCGGACAGACCTGGATAAATATAAAACATCGTTGCTAATGGCTAAAAATATGACTATTTCACCATATGGGAGTTGTTCAAGACGGGGAGGAAGTCAATATATAGGCAACGTAAAAAATGACGATGTAGACGCAATTATAACGCCTTTTGTTGATACGGCGGAAAAGTCTTACTTGTTAGAAGTAGGGAAACAGTATATACGAGTATGGAATGATGACCAATTGGAAACGGAGATTGAAACACCATTTTTAGAACCAAGAAAGTTAAACTTCACGCAATCGGGCGACATCTTGTATATTTGTTCGGGGGATTATCCTGTAAAGGAATTAAGACACACGAATACATGGACGTTAGTTGATATGGATATTACCGAACCTTACTTTGAATACAATGAACAGTTATCAGTAACATCAGTGGATAAGCTTATAACACAAGGGGAAGAGATTGAGTATAAAAATGCGGGGAATTATACCTTTGTCCCAACGGAAACGGGGAAATATTTAGTAACGGTCATTGGAGCAGGCGGTGGATTAGACGGAACGTGTCTTAACCGAAATAGTTCTTCTTTTTCTGTTCCTAAACAACCAATATCTGATGGACAAATAAAGAAAAAAGAAGTCACACTCATTGCAGGGAAATCGTATAAAGTGGTTGTCGGGGAAAGGGGGGAATTTGGGCGTGGTGCTTATAAGGTCAAAAATGATCACATCGTGGATTATGATAAAATGCACGGGAAAAGCGGTGGTGACTCTAGTTTTCGTATAAGCGAAAAAGAAGAGATATGTGCTATAGGTGGTAATCAGTATAACGCCTATCCTGTATATAGATATACATTAAATAAAATACTAAATTTAACTATATTAAAACAAGAGGATATAGAGTGGATACATAACAAGAAAGTGCCTATGTATCATCTAAAGGACACCTATGGCATGAGTGGCAAATATAAGCTAGTGGGGACAGATAGCTATGCGTTATATAGCCCAAGCGGTGGGTATGTATCCATTAAACAGGTAAAGCAAAGCAAGTCGATTGACGGGACAGAAGACAAGTTAATTATTAGGGATACGATAAAGAACGAAACGCCAATATTTAATAAAAAGTTGTGCGGAGCGTTGATGAAGATAACACAAACCGTACCAAGCAAAAGCATAAAACAAAGCTATGGAACAGAACCACAAGATAGCATTTTAACCAGTTCTTTGTATGTCGGAGAAAAGTGGAAGCTAATTATAGGCGGGTTACATAAATCAGACCTAACGTTAGAACGTTCATATGACAAGGTACATTGGGAAGAATATCGGCGGTACATTAGCAATGAAGACCAAAATTTTGTTGAATCGGGGAGCGAAAAAGAACCTTGCTATTTGCGAGTGGTAGGAAGTAAACAGGCATCTAGCGAAAATGCAAAGAACGGGAATTTAACGATTGTTTTAACTGCAATGTCATATGTAAACGAGGGAGAAATAAAGATAACGGAAGTACTATCGGACAAAGAAGTAAAGTATCAAATAAAAAAGAAGATATTTAAGGGGATTGATTCAGATTTATACGCATTCTCAAGTTGGAATGATTTATATGGATATCCTAAAGTGGCATGCTTTTTCCAAGACAGATTAGTATTCGCCAATACTAAAAAGAACCCTTATTCGCTATGGTTTAGCCGTACAGGGGATTATTATAACTTTTCTACGGAACGGGCAGACGGAACACTCACAGAAGATAGTGCAATTAAAATAGATCTAGTGGTACGCAATCTATATGAAATACGACACCTGTTACCATCAAATGATTTAGTAGTTTTAACTAGTGGCAATGAGTGGATAATAAGTGGAGATACACCAATTACGCCGTCTAAATGTACACCAAGAGTACAAACCATGAGAGGAAGCTCATTATGTCAGCCGTGGCACATAGGAAATCGAATTATATACGTACAACGGGACGGGGGAACAATACGAGATTTAGGTTATCAATACGAATCAGACAATTACAACGGGGATGAATTAAATTTATTCGCTAGTCATTTAACCAAGAATAGACAGATGGTATCATCAACGTATTGCCAAAATCCATATAGTACCTTGTATTTTGTGAGAGATGATGGTGAAATTGTATGCTTAGTGTATATCAAAGAGCAGAATGTTTGTGCATGGAGTGAATGGGAAACAGCAGGCTACGGGAAATATAAAGATATATGCACCATAACCAACAACGGGATAGATTATATATACTTGCTTGTACAACGAATGGACGTACTAAACCAAAACACGAAAATGTACATCGAAAAGATAAATCCATTGTTGAGTAATAACGAGAATGTATATTTAGATTGTTGGGAAAAGTTTATTGTCAATAGCGAGCCAAACGGAACGACAAAATTAACGTTAAAGGCAAACAAAAATGAAAAGGTTGTTGCTATTGGCAGAGATGAAACAAATGGATTTATAAGAAAAACAGAGGTTGTATTTAAGGGACTTGTAAACCTTGACGGAACAATTGAAACAGAGCAAAGGCAAGAGGGGCAGGATACACTCATTGTCGGTATCCCGTATACATCAATGATTGTTTTCCCTAACCTTGAGTTGGCTTCACAAGAATTAGCACTAAGGGGAAAGCCGTATAAAGTAACACAAGTGTTTTTATCCCTATATCAATCATACGGAGGGGAAATAGGGTTTGGGCATAACAATAAATATCGAGACACTATAAAGTATGAGTTTTACACAAATGACGACTATCATAACCACGGGGAACATATTATGAGTTGGGATATATATCAACAATTACCAACGGGGGATATGGGAATTAACAGTAAAAACAAAATTATAATTGTAACAGATGATCCGTATCCATTTACGGTAAAATCAATTACAAAAGAAATCGTTATAGGTAGTGGAATGGTACGGACGTATAACGGGGGTGGGATACTAACATGAGATTACTATTAAAACCGTATAAAAGAGAATATTATTGGGACTATTTTTTCATAAAGGAAAATTTAAGGGAAATAGATAAAAAAGAAGTGCTTTTAAGCGGGACAAATATGGAAGAATGGATAGGGGATAAAAACCAAAAAGAAGTATATATTGGGTATGTAGACGAGAACCAATGCTTAGAACCAGTATTAATATACGGCGTATATTCTATTAACCATGAATGGGGAAATGTGATATGGTGCATTGGCACAGACGGTATAAAAAAATGTGCAAGAGATTTTATTGTAAAGTCAAAAGAGCAAATAGACAAATGGAAAAAAGAATATGGTAGCATGTGGAATTATGTATTAACAGAGAATACCAAAAGTATAAAATGGCTAACTCACATGGGAGCAAGTTGGGGTGAACCACTAGTAGTAAACGGGAATGAGTGGGTATTTTTTCAAATAAAGGGGGAATAATTATGTGTGCGTCACCATGGTTAATGGCATTAACGGCATTGCGAGGAATAAACGAATACAAACAGCAACAACAGCAATACAATGCACAATTACAGATATATAAAACACAAGCAGATGTAGCGGAACAAAACGCTAGAATTAGTCAAAAAAGGCAAGAACAAATAGCGGAACAGCATGCATATGAACAGAAAAGAATAAACGATAAGATGAGATTAACGGCAGGGCATATAGCAAATGAAAGCGGAGCAAGCGGATTGACGTTAAGCGGATCACCTATGGACGCTTTATTGGCTAGTTATGGAGCATGGCAACAAGATAGTGACATGAATTTATATAATCAGCGTAATAACATATGGACGGAACAGCAAAACGAACGTAATTATAGAAACCAAGCTACAAATTCACGAATGGCATACTATAACATACGGAATCAAAAACGTAATAATTTATGGAGTACCATTTTAGGGACGGGACTTTCATTGTACGGTATCAATCGTAGATACGGCGGATATACACCGCCAAAAGAATATATAAATGTTCCTAAGTTGTATCAATCGTTTGGCGACAATGGGATAATGAACGGATTAGAGTGGCACTGGGGGCAAGGATACAAACCATTAGGGTCAAATGCATTGTGGAGAAAACGGTGGTAAAAGGGGGACGCTAATATGAAAATAACAACTTATGAACCGTCATTAACTCCTAATACGTTAAATGGGGAAGTAAGAGGGAATACAGATATTAACGTAGTCGGGGGAATGACAGCAGGCAACCAAGCGACTGGAACGCTATTAGACGAGGCAAGTAAGCAATTACAGCTATATATGGACGGGCAAATTAAAACAAGTATTATTGACGCTAAAAACCAATATGAACAGGATATGACAGACTTGTTACATAATCCCACTACTGGATTGTTAAACCGTCAAGATATTAATGCACTAGAAATAACTCAACAGTATAAAAATGCAGAAGAAAAAATCAGACGTAGTGCAATGTCGAAGTTGCCAAAATATAACCAAGCTAAAATGGCGTTTTTAGATATTGCCAACGGGATTAATACGAGAACGGTAGGAACGGTCATGGAGTATCAGTATAACAAGGACATGGAGCATAGAAAAAACACCATGCAAATTGCACTTGATAACGATGTGAATAACATTGTTGTAAATAAGAATTGGTACGACATACAAAAGGCGTTTATACGCAATCAAGCAACGGCACACACATTGTTTGATAATGTATACGGTGATGATGTGATAAATGCACAAGTAAAGGCGAAAAATACAAATGCGATGAAAACCGTATTACAGAATTTAATGTCAAGCGGAAATGACGATGATTTTAACACGGGACTACAATTGCTAGATACATCTTCACCGTTTATTAACATGCAAGATATGGCGGATATTAGACAAGGACTACTCACAAGGCAACACGAAAACTTTAAAACGCAACTAGCAAAAGAGGCTTTTGATAAATTCCCGGATAATCCACTTGAAAGAAAGAAGTGGATACAAGAGCATAGCACGAGAACCATATTATCTGGTGGAGCAAACACGGGTAATGTTATCCATAATTATATTGTCAATTCAGCCAAAGAATACGGAATAGATCCACAAATTGCAGGAGCATTGTTCTCAGTGGAAACGGGAGGAGGTAATCCCGACTATATCTATAATGCAAATCACGGCGGATACGGGCAAATCACAGATGGAACGGCAAGAGATATGAATATTGATAAGTTGTTTCCTAATTGGCGAACAGACCCTCAAATGGGGATAAAAGCAAGTATGTATGTCTTAAAAAAGAAAATAGAACAAAACGGCGGAGATGTACAAAAAGGCGTATATGCTTATAACGGTGGCGGAGATAGCCAATACATGAGAAAAATAAGAACGGCATATGATTATATCAAAAAGAACAACTATTTCACCGATGGGAATAGTGGTACGGGATATGAACGCAATCTTATCGAGGGGTTTAATAAAACATCGAAGATACCTCAAAATGGTAGAGTTGGTTGTGCGGAAGTTGCATTAGCGGTATCTTCATGGGCAAACCCAGTAGCAGCCGACGCATACAAAAAAGGCTTTTTCAATGTAAGAGAAATGACTAAATACCTACAACAATGTGATATTAAAGAAAGCCGTTTTAATCCCGATGATTTAAGACTGGGGGACTTAATTATTTATCAAAATAGCAATAGAGATTATGCACATGTAGTTGTATATGACGGTAAAGGCGGATATTACGGCAATTCATCATCAGCGAACAACAATCAAGGGGGAAAAATACACGGCAATAGTATTTATATAAACGGATTAACACCAACGCATATTTTGCATATGGGAGCGGGCAATGTAAAGGGAATGCAGACAAGGGTAGAATCTGTATTAAACGATGAGGAAATAGAACAAGTGTATAACATGTCAAATGGGTACGCAAGACAACAAGAATACGCCCAAAACGTGTCAGATAACAACCTTTTTGAGGCAGGTACAACGGAGATGGATAGACTGCATAAGAACGGCATTACAACACCTGAAACATATCATGCAATTACCGAAAAATACGGCACAAATGCAAGAGTATATTCAAGACTGTTATCAGTAGAACGGATGTATTCTGTACCAGTAAAAGAAGAAACAAGCGGTGGCGGTAGTGGCGGTAGACGTAGTGGTGGTAGTGGCGGTAGCGGTGGATATGGCGGTTATGGCGGACGGAAGTTAAGAGGGGACGACATGACCATCTTAAAATCACAAATAGGATATTCATTTACAAGCCTTAATGACGTGTTTGATTATTGCCAAAAACACGGATTATCTTTATCACCATCACAACAGAATGACTTAGCAAAGACCATGGGAAGATATTTACGGGGAGAGCGTGAATATGCACCAGAATATAAAATAGACGCAAAAAAAATAGCAAAAGAGATGGGCAAAAATCCAAACAATATAAATATTCCCGTGGTTGAACAGCTAACAAGGCAAAAGGCACTTGATTTTGAAAGACAATATGGACGGTTGCCGACATATAACGAGTTAAAAGGACTTTGTCAATCTTCACTGATTACAGATATAAACGGGTACACACAAACAGATTTACGTTCAGATGGGTTTAATAGCGTCGATCCAATCCCTAATACTAATTATTCAAGAGTGTACACAACGAGTGGACGAAACCTAACTATTTACAACGGGACAATTGATAAGATTAAACGAGGGGAAGAATTCTTGATAAATATAGAACATCACAAAGAAATCATACCTGTTACACATAAACCGAAAAAGAAAGAAACGACATGGGAAAAAATAAAACGTTTTTTTAGATAATAGGGGGATATGTATGAAATTAGATATTACAAACTACAATAAAGGCTCATTGTTTGGCAATTTACCAACATTAAATAATTTTATGTATGATAAAAACAAACTAGCCAATATAAGCAAAGAAGTGGAACGTCAACAGCAAGCCAAAGAACAAGCGGTCACACAAGCATTGGAAACTAGACAGATACATGTGCGTCCACAACCAATATATGATCCTAATCCTAAAATATGGGGAAATATTCACGATGTCGACAATCCCAATACAGCGAATGCAATTTACCGTAATTTGTTCGTGAATAACACCAATCCTACACAAGCGAATACATACGCACCTACACTCGGAGTATCCCCTCAGTTTTTAATGGATAATCCAAGCTATATGAGTATGGCAAAAGATAAATATGACTTAACAAAGAAGTGGAGTTTTTTACCGTCTAGCGTTCCTTATGGGGGAGCAGAATTAGACGAAGAATATCCTGAACTTGCTACATATAGAAAACAAAATAGCGTCGGGGCAACGATTGCACTACAAAATTATAAAGATGTACATGGAACAAGAGGAATATTCGCAAAATTAGCCGATGGATTGCGGAACACAGGCAAGTTGTTTGAAAGTGCATTTTTGTCGGGCGTAAATACAATAAACAAAACGGACGCTACACTTAACCTCATGAAGAACAATACACGGGAAAACTATAATAAAGTCGTTTCGTTGGATAAAAAAGCTCAAGAGTATCAGTCGGCAAGACCTCATTCATTCGGCGGACAAGCGGTATATGACACCGTACAACAGCTTACTATGTACGGACTACAAACCATGAAAGCGAGCAGACAAGCGATACAAGGTGCAAGTTTAGGTATGACAACGGTAGCACCGTTTGCGTTGGCATTAGCCCCTGAAACATTAGGAATGGGGACATTGGCAGCATTGGCAGCAGGAGCAACAACGGGAGCGAATGTTGGCTTTAAGATGGGCATGTTTAAAGCCTTTTCCGACCAAGCAACCGCCGACAGATACTGGAATATGTATAACAAAAAAGGTAGGAACGGTAATCCGCTATATTCTCAGAAGAATATGCAAATAGACAGTAACGCCGTAGGGTTAATTTCAGGGGGAATCAATACAGGACTGTTCTTTTTGGCTGTTAAGCCGATTGCAAGTGTGTTTGGAACGAACGCCGTAGCAAAGTTATTCAACAATGCGGCGGCACGTCAAAAGGTTATTGGGGCAGGGCGTAAGGCTATTGGTGCTATGGTAGCCAAAGAAAGTGCAATGCAATTCGGGCGGAACGTTCTAGCACAAACGTCACAAGAGGGAGCGGAATCTATAAGCAATGATTTGGCGGATAACATCGAGTATTCCATTCATGGGGAAGGTAATAAATATACGCCGTATGATGTCATACACAATGCGGTTAGTGCGATGATTAATGCTGTACCGTCCGCCGTAGGTTTAGGCGTTATTGGTGCGGGGTTTCATGCACGGGGAAATTACAGAAATTTACGGGCGTTAGGGCATGCTACATTAGAAGATAACGGTGAACTGTATAAACGAGCAATCGAAAAAAACGCTATTCAAGAATTACTAGAAAACAAGAGAACAAACAATTTGGCAAAGAACAATCCTGATGTCTTTAGAGACGTTGTACATGAACAGGCGAAAAATGTCAAAATGGATACTATGTACGTTGACGCTAGAGAATTATTCAAGAGCGAAGAAGGAACGAAAGTCGTACAAGACTTGATCCATAAAGGGGTAATTACCACAGATGAAGTTCAGCATTCCATTGAAACGGGTACAGACTTAGAGGTAAACACAGGCACATTCGCACAGAAGATAGACGATAAATTCGATATAGATACACTGATGGACGCTACTACAATAGACGAAAACGGGAAAACGGTAGCACAGATAAAAGCAAATGAAGAACAGCGTAATGCAATTATCAATGAATTGTCAGAGCGAGCAAAGGAAGTAAATTTAAGTGATGAAATCATCAATAAACATTTTGCAGACGTTTCCCCACAAGAACAAGAATTTATACGTCGGGCAATAGAAAATAACTCAGAAGACTTTACACAAGGGCATGCAGTCTTAATGGAAGAATCTCAAGGGAATCCCGTAGCGGAACGGCTTGCCAAAAAAGCTGGGGAACATTTAGATACCATTAAAGATAACCACTATGAACTGAAACAGCACTTAACGTATGAGGGCAAAGAAGTGTTTGACGCTACACTGGATAAACTCCAACACGGAAAAGCAAAGGTCAAAAAGTCAGCCGTTCAAAGTGCTTATTTGTATGCAAAAATGGCGGACAGATGGGCGAATGTAATGAATAAAAGTCAAAAGGGCAAACGTAGCTATACCGCTAAAGATTTTAGTAATAAAAACGGGATATTGTTGGAAAAGGGAAAAGATGTAAAGGGACTTTATGACGGCACTATTCATCTGTTTAGCAAAGCGGACGAAAGCACCTTTATCCATGAGTCGGCACATGCATTTTTAACAAAGTATAAAAATATCATGGATACGGCAATAAACCTTGACGAAAACACAAAAAACGAATATAAAGGCTTGCAAGAATGGTTGTCTTATGATCCCGATAAACTAAAAGAATACCAAGGGGGACGATTAAAAGAGTTTGAACAATACAAAAAGGAAATTGAGTCGGCACGCAATAGCGGTGATAAGAAAGCGGAAAAGCAAGCGTTAGAGCGTTGGGAACAGGAACGATTTGCACGTGGCTTTGAACGGTATCTTAAAGAGGGAAAAGCACCGTCCATTTCTTTAAAAAATATTTTCCGTAAATTTAAAGAGTGGTTGACGGGAATTTATAAAGACAGTAAGAACATTGGAGCGGAAATACCTGAACAGGTAGGGCGGTTCATGGATAAGATGGTTGCCACAGATAAGGAAATAGATACGGCGACATGTATTCAAGAATTAGCGGCGTTAATGCAAGATTCGCCAGCTACCACACTAAATGAGGACATAAGAGCAAAGGCAAAAGAAACGGTTTTTGCAGACATGCTACAAGATGAAATAAACCTTACAGAGAAGAAAAAGCAAGAGGAAATAGAACGGTATGTAGAAGAAACCAAAAGAAAATTATGCACCGAAGATAAACGATACCAGTTAGAGATTTTGTCGAAGTCAGAAAAAATACTACCCGCAGCAAAAGACACGTTATTACTGCAAACGGGCTTTAACAGTTGGGAAGAATTTTATAAATCGTTAGACGAAACGGACGGGCGACTGGATAAACGATTGGAAGAAAGCAGAAAAGAAATTACAAAAATAGTAAACGGAAAGCATATGACGGAAGAAGAAATTCAAAAGGAAACGGAAAAAGCACTCACTAAATGCGGAGGACAGTTACAAATAGTAGATGAACAATTAAAAACACTGGATAAAAAACTATATTCAGTTATTGCCAAGCTTACAGATGATACGGCGGACATGGAAACACAATTTAAAGAATTAATCAATAATAAGGGTGTTATAGGTACGATTATCCGTAAAAACAACTCCATAAAAGCAATAATCAAAGAATTAGACGAAAAAAAGCCGTTTAATAAAGAACTATACGGCAAGGCAACAGCGGAAATTAAAGCGGAAATATGGAGTGCATTGACGATAGAAAAAATGTCGGTAAAAGAAGTAATGGAACATGCACGGGAAGTGTTGAATGTAGTATCCGTATCCAATAGTAGAAAATGGAAGAACTATAATAACAAGGGCAATCAGGCGGTTGCAAACGCTACAAAATACTTTAACGGCGGTGACGTGTTTGGAGCAATACAGGAATTAGCGAATGCAAAATTTTATTTTGCTATGGCAAAGACCGCCACTGAAAATATGGAAAATATCCGTATCATGCTACAAGGCAAAACGGGCGTGCTTGATAAAAACGGTGAACCTATTTACGGGATTAACGGTATGATAAAGAGAATCAGTGGAGATAAGCCGACAAAACGAATGGAACCGAATGCAAGATATTTCTTGCAACAAGCGGCGTACTTACTGGGAATTAAAGACAAAGGGGGCAAACTTTCAAAAGATGAAAATGGGGAAGATATTCCACTTAACTGGGAAACCATTGCTAAGTCGTTAGATCCAGAATGGGGTACAGAGCAGAACACAGCACCGAACCTTGACGACGTTATAGAACCCGAATTAAGGCAATTTATTGACGGGGACAAACAAATTAATTACGTGAAAGATTTAACACTGGATGAATTTACAAGCATGTATCAGGCAATGAAAGCCGTTTACCGTACAGGCGGAAGACAATACGAAGGAAATACAATCTTTGACCGTAACGGGAAAAAAGTTAGTATCCAAGACGCTATTAGTCGATTAATAGGTACATTCGAATTAAAAGAAAACTATGACGCAGACCAAGAGGAACGGGATAAAACGTTCAATGGCAAGGTAAAGGATAGATTGAATGATTTTATGCTTGATATTGTTAAACCTGAAATTGTGTTACGTTATTTAGGCGACTTGTTTGTAGATTATATTTATAAACCGTTGGACGTTGCAGGGCGTAAAGAGCTAGAAATGAACGCACAAGCACTGAAAGAATATTCACGTATCCACAAGAAATACACATTCAATGAATGGCGAAAAATACGGAATGACAGAATATATTCCATGGGTAAACATACGCATTACACCAAAGAAGAAATACTGGTAATGGCGTTACATTGGGGGAGTGATACGGGACGACAAAGAATAAGTGATGAATTAAAAATGGGAACGGACGAAGTAGAAAAAGAATTTTCCAAAATTCTCAATGACAAAGATGTAGAATTCATTTCCGCTGTTTGGGAACAGCTTGATGGATACTGGGGAAAACGAAACAAAGTACATGAACGATTGACAGGTGTTGGAATGGGAAGAGTAAAGCCGATGTCATATGTTATCAACGGGCATGAGTTAAAAGGCGGATATTACCCGATAGCCTATGATTCACGGTTTAATGCTACCGTAAAAGACCAAGAAATGGACGACATTGCAAAATTAAATATGAACTACAATGCTTTCTCTATTGGCATGAAAGGCACACACAATCGTGTTGATAACGTACACGGAAAAATCATTCGTAAAAGTCTTGATTTATGGGCAGATTCTATTCGTGAATCTATTCATCACATCACTACAAGAGAAGCGGTTACCGATGTATATAAAATTTTATCCGACCCAGAGTTGGGAGCGTACATTTCACAGGAAATAGGAGTGGACGCTTACAGAATGTTGTTAAAGTGGTCAAGGGATTGTTGGCGTACAGATATAGCCAAAATGAATGCTTTTACTAGATTTTTAGAATCCCAACGTAAAAATGTAGCATTCGTTACCATGGCATTTAGAACCAATACGGCAATGCTTAATGCTACCAACGTTTTCCCGATGATACACGAAATAGGAGCATTAAATACAATAAAGGCGTTCCATTCGTTTGGACTTCCATATTTTTCCGATAAGTATAAAAAGAACAGAGAATTTGTTCAAACACATTCCCCGTTCATGGGGGAACGTATCAATACCATTGACCGTGATTTTGCCCGTGGATTAAGTCTTGATGTAGGACAGGGCGTAGGAGAAATGCAAGGCAAGGCAATTCATGCACGGGATACAATAAACCGTTGGGGATATTGGTTTTTGTCGGAAACAGACTTAATGTGTTCTATGCCGTTATGGAAATATAAGTACGACAAGACAGTAAACGAACTAATAGAAAAGGGGACATACGATGAAGACACCATTCACGATATAGCCGTGTATGAGGCGGATAAAGCAGTTAGAAATGTACTAGGTTCAGCAATGGTAAAAGATCAACCCGAAGTACTCCGAAATAAAGGTATCATTTCCGCAGTAACCGCCTTTTATTCCTACTCCAACACACAAATAAACGCTTTAATTCATGCGGGGTACGAATGGCGAAAAGGAAACCGTATGGCGATGATAAGTGCCGTTCTGTATTGGCAAGTGTTAGCAACGCTACTTGAAACGGTATATAGAAGTGCAGTCGGGGGAGATAACATGAATGAATTTGCAAACCGTTTAAAAGTACGATTTGTGGCAAACTTAACACAGGGGATCCCCTTTATAAGAGATTTTGCCGAAAGTGGCATGAACTATTTACAAGGTATGAAAAATTTTGATTCTACCACCCTTTTAGGCTTGCGGTCATTCAACGATATAAACAAGGTAATAGGAGCATACGAAAGCGGAAAAGACCTAACGGATATAGGGCGTAATGCGTCGAGAGCGATTAATCCATATATTAAATTTCCTGATACGCTTTCTGATGGTTTATGGGACTTAATGCGATTCAGCCTGTATGATACCGATAGAAGTATGCGTGAATTGCTTACATCTATTGTCTTTGACAAACGTTATAAAACGGCGGTAGAACGGCAGAGAGTACAAGAAAGAAAGGAGAAGAATAAATGATAAGCGAAACGAGGTTTACCATTACTTACAAAATTAATAAGGAAAAGAAATATCCCTATCCCTATTACTATGAAAGTACAGATGATATCAAAGGTTATTTGATTGATGATACGGGGTATAAGAGCCTTATAACAACGGACTATTATTTTGATAAGGCGACAAATGTGTTTATTTATCCTATTAGCGATACGGAAGTAACACAAAAAGAAATAATGCTTGTTAGGCAAACTCCAATTATCTCTAATTTAAGCGTTCCTATTGGATACCCGTACAAAGGAATAGAACAAGAATTTACTAAACATACGATGTGGATACAAGAATTATCACAAGGAGTTACGGATACTCACAATGATAAAATAGCCGTATTAAACAAGGCAAAAGAAGTAGAGCAAATAAAAACGGCGTTTTCCACGGAAAAACAACAGCTATTAAAAAGAATGCAAAATCAATCAAACGAATTAAACCAAATGCAAGAGGACACGTTAAGAACACTCAGAGAAACATGGGAAGTAAAAGCCGAAACAGAAAAGGTTAGAGATGAATCAAAAACAATTGCAGAAACCCAAAGAGCAGAGGAAACCCAATTCAAGGCGTTTATTTCAAACCAACGAGGGGAAATAAATGCTAGTTTACAACAGGGGGCAGAATCTCTTCAAAGAGCAACAACAGAATCATTGGCAGAATTAAGCAAAAACAAAAACGCATACATATCAGAATTAAATAGCCAAAAAGAGAAAGCGATAGAATATATTAATAATACGGTAAGCGACAAAATAACGGATGTGACACAAACACTCAATACAGAAAAAGAAGTCGTTAATCAAAAGTGGGAAGATATCTCAGCAAGTGTCGATAACGTTAAAGCAAACGTAGAAAAAGCCACGATAGATGTATCCAACTGCAAACAATCTATTGAGCGAGAAACAAACGCAATAACGCAAATCATAACCACGGGCAAATTAGATCTAAATACAGTGGCAACAAATAAAAAACAAGAGATAGAAACCTTAGCAACACAAAAGAAACAAATTGTTGAACAGCTAGCGATAACCACCAAGAACCAAGCAGATATATCTAAGGAGCAAGCGGACGTAGCTAAGGCACAAGCGGACAATGCAAAAAGGTATTTAGATACGACCCGTCAATATAAAGATGATACAGTCAATATAAACGCCAGTACAAAAGAGATTGCAAAGAAAATCAATAGTGACAAAGAAGAAGTAAAAGCCGTAGCACTTAACGCAACGAAAGTCAAAGACTATACTGAACAAGCACATAATTCCGCTGTTCTTGCGAAGAAATATGCAGAACAAACCAAGCAAACTCAACAAGGGAATTTTGTGAAGTCGGTAAACTCTATATTGCCAGATAGCAAAGGGAACATAGCACTTGATTTATCTATATACGCACCAATGTCCTATGTAGATACGGCAACAAAAAAAGCGGTAGACGGCGTAAATCATAGTTTTGAAACAAAATTAAACGCCTATCAGTCAACCGTTACCAATAAAATTGCCACGAGTAAAAGCAACTTTGACGAGATACTCAAAGACTATGCCAAAAAAGCAGACGTTCCTCATCAAATTGATTTAAGCGGATACGCCACTAAAGAGCAAATAACCACCGTTACCAAAACCATATCCACCACACAGAACTCATTAAATACCGTAAATCAACAAATCAATAGCTTAAATAATACGGCAAGTGCTTTACGTTCGGACATAACGAGCAATAAAACAACACTAAATAACATTGGGAACATTTACGCCAAGAAGAGCGATATTCCCGACCTGTCAAGATATGCCAAGAAAAGCGATATACCTGATATGTCAATATACGCCAAGGCTACCGACATTCCGTCGTTGAGTAATTATGTACAAAGAAGTGACCTATACGAATACGCTAAGAAAAGTGATATACCGTCACTTAATGGCTATGTACAAAGAAACGAACTAGATGGATATGCTAAGAAAAGCGATATACCATCTCTTAACAGCTATGTACAAAGAAACGAACTAAGCGGATACGCTAAGACTACCGCTATACCGTCGTTAAGTAATTATGTACAAAAGACAGAACTAAACGCATACGCCAAGAAAAGCGATATACCAAGCGTATCTCCGAGCGGAACAACCGTTGACGATTATTGCGTCCCTGATGGAACGGAAACCGTCACGGCGGAAATGTTTGAAAAATACCATCTCACGGAAAAGGTGTATCTAGCTTTTCCGCCAAGCGTAAAAACGATAGTTGATTTTAACGATATCAATCATCCATTTAAAAGCAAAAAGCAACTGCTAATGGTGGTAACGCTCCCACAGTGTACAGCAATAGGGGAGTATACGTTTAAGTCTTGTAGCAGTCTGACGACCGTATCACTTCCAAAGTGTACATATATAGGGGATAATGCATTCGACCGTTGTAGCAGTCTGACGACCGTATCATTCCTAGCTTGTATAAGAGTAGCGCAATATACGTTTAAGTCTTGTAGCAGTTTAACGACCGTATCACTTCCAAATTGTGCAGCTGTAGATAAGTATGCGTTCGACAGTTGTGATAGTCTAACGACCGTATTACTTCCAAAGTGTACATATATACATGATAATTCATTCGGTGGTTGTTTCAACCTGGCAACACTGATTGTCAGCAAGGAAATGCCCCCTTCCCTTATTAATGAGGCGGGTATTCCGAGCGATTGCAGGATTTACGATGAAACAAAAAGATACAAAATAGTTAATGGTATGTGGAAGAAGGTGGCGTATGAACATTTTTGAAATTATAAGCACAGCATGTGTAGTAAGTGGCGTACTAGGTGTAGTGTTCCGATACGCTGTACTCAATCCCTTATACATGGCAATACAGTCACTACAGGACGCAGTGAAAGAACTAAAAGTACAGATACGAGAAATGGACGACAAGCGACAGGAATTGTCTGTACGCATTGCCAAGATTGAGAGCAGTACCAATTCAGCACATAAACGAATTGACGACCTAAAAAAGGAGTTGAATCATGAGGGATAAAGTACAGCAGTTCGGGCAATGGGCAGAGAGTCATTGGCTTGCACTGGTTATTATCATGGTAACGTGCATGCTAATGTTTCTCATGCTAGTACTCTTATCATGGTTAATAGGATACTGGGCAAATGCTATATATCATATGTCCTTTGAATTGGAAAGCTGTTGGAGCGGGGTTGCCGCTATTGGAACGGGACTGGGTAGTGTCGCCGCTTTAGCAACAACGGCATGGGCGAAGTATCACACCGACAGTAAATACAACAGCGACGACGGCAATCCGCCGACTATATAAAGAGGGCGGATTGTATTGGTTCAAAAAGGTTCAAACTGGTTCAAACTGGTTCAAACTGTCCGCAGACTAAATAAGGGGGAAAACGATGGATAAATATTTTAATGCAATACTTGTGGTTATTGTAGTGTGTTGTATTATGGCGGTTTTTAGATAAGGAGTTAAGACATGTTAGGAGATTTAAGTGCAAAATACGAAAGCAATGGCAATCCTGGACTTATCAGTTCGGGGAAAGGCGATCCAGGTGGTAAGAGTTACGGCTGCTATCAGCTATCAAGCAAAATGGGCAGTTTACAAGACTTCATTCGTTGGGCGGATAGGCACTATCCATGGATTGGAACGACTATACGGCATAGCACTGATATAGACAGCGGTTGGCGTGAGTGTGCAAGGCTTGACCGTCCAGAATTTTCAGCTGCACAATGGGCATACATTAAAGAGCGGTATTATGATACGGCAGCAAACAGCCTTGAACGGGCGGGGTTTCACGCCAAAAAACATAGTTACGCAATGAGGGATGTCATATGGAGTAGAGCCGTACAATACGGAACGGGGCGAAGTGTCAAGATGTGGCAAGAGGCGTGTAAATGCATGTACAACGGCAAGGACTATACAGGCTATCCCAATGTCACCTATGTCGATGATAAGCGGTTCGACTATGATTTGATTGTAGCTATCTACAAAGTAAGTAAAGCATGGATACGGGCGGAATCCGTTCGGGTTGGGTTGGAGCGTCGTTTTAAAGAGGAATGCAGTGAGGCATTGCAGATGTTAAAGGGGGAAAGATGATGTATGAAAAAATCAGAACAATTGGTAAAAAAATCTATCCTTATATTGTTTGTGTTGGCGTTGGCATGCTTATCGTCTTCTGTTTTTGCACAGGAACAAAAGACGATTACTCTATCAGCCGAACAATATCAGATATTAAGGCAGACAATACTGGAGCAAGACAAGACATTAAATACGCTAGAGAACAGCTTAAACAGGCAACAGAGTCGACAGCAAGAGCGGAGCAAGCAATTGCAACAGCTAAACAAACAACTGGACGTATCAAAAGCGGAAATGACCAAGACCAAGCGGACATTGCAGAGTGCGAACGAATCATTAGCACAAGCAGACAATCGCTTAAAAAGGCAAGCGGAGTCATTGAGGACATTGACCGAACAAATTAAAGCAGAACAACACAAAAAAGCGGTTATCAAACGGCAACGGGACATGTACGCCGTACTTGCTTTACTTGCAGTTGGTGGAGCAGTCATAAAATAA